AACTGTTTAATTTTTCTCGGCTGCTCCGTCACGCCATTTTCAATTTTGGCTATGGACTGTTGAGTCAGGCCAACCTGTTCAGCTAACTGAAGCTGGCTGAGCCCTGCCTTTTCCCGCGCTTTTTTTAGCCGTTCAGCAAGTGTACCCACAACTCCCCCTTTTGTTATGGCGAGACTACAACTTTATGTTTTGACTTTCCAACACCTAAAAGTTGTGATAAAAGTTGTGGTAGTTGTACAATCATCCTATCTCACAACTTTCAACCATAGGTAAAGGGGACCGTTATGACGCCTGAACAAAGCGCGTTAACTGAGGCTATTGAGATTGCTGGTGGTCAGTCTGAGTTAGCCAGAAAAATTTCTTTAGAGGCCGGCGGCCTAGTTAAGCAACAGCAAGTATGGAACTGGCTACACCGTGAAAAGAAAGCACCCATTAAGCACACCGTATCTATCGAGAAGTTAACTGGGGTTCCTAAAGAAAAGCTCCGTCCTGATGTGTTTCGTTAATTAAATAGCGAGACGGTGAAGAGTTAAACCACAGATTCAAGGAGTTAACCGTGGGTAATGAGCACTGGCAAGTAGAGAAGCAACCAGCCTGGCTGGTGGCAGCAATAAAGAAAACCATTTCAGGCCTTCATGGTGGATATGCGGAAGCCGCTGACTGGCTGGGTGTTACCGAAGATGCACTGTTTAACCGCCTGCGTACCGGTGGCGACCAGATTTTCCCGATGGGATGGGCGATGGTTCTGCAGCAGGCCAGTGGTACTAAGCACATCGCTGATGCGGTATCTCGCCATTCGAACAGCGTTAACGTACCGCTAGTGGATATCGAGGATGTCGACAACGCCGACATCAATCAGCGACTGATGGAGTCCATCGAGTGGATTGGCAAGCATTCGACATACATCCGCAAAGCAACAGCTGATGGGGTAATTGACCAGGCAGAACGCGCACAGATTGAAGAGAACAGTTACCAGGTAATGCAGAAGTGGCAGGAGCACTTAACGCTGCTGTATCGCGTTTTCTGTTCGCCGGAAAAGAGTGACGCCCGCGAGTGTGCAGCTCCGGGCGCCGTGGCGTGTCGTATCAGTGGAGAAACTAACGCATGAACAGTTTAACGGTAAATAACCGCTTACCGCAACTACGGGCCATTCCTGTGCAGGGTACCTCGTCGTTTCGGTATGAGCGCATGGTATCAGGCCGATGGGTTCCGTGTAACCACAGTCGAGTACGCCTCATCGTGGGGGCATTCAACCGCAAAGCGAAGAACCTCGTATGCAGGAGCTCAACAGACGATACCGCGACTGGCGGGGAACTGAAGTCCATGTCACCGGTTACGACCCCGAAAAGCGACAGGTTATCTTCCGGCGCGCGGGTTACCCGCACGACTGCATGCAGCCTGTTGAGCGGTTCCGCGAGAAGTTCAAAAGGGTGGATACATGAGCGTTAAGTTATCAGCGTACGTCTGGGATGGCTGCGCGAGTGCCGGAATCAAAGGCACGAAGCTGCTGATTCTGGCGCGCCTGGCTGATTTTTCCAGCGATGAAGGTATCAGCTGGCCCAGCGTCGACACCATCGCGCGCCAGATTGGCGCCGGTCGCAGCACCGTTATTACCGCAGTTGGTGAGCTTGAGCGTGACGGATGGCTGACCCGTAAAGAACGCCGTCAGGGCCAGCGCAGCGGTACCAACATCTACACGCTGAATGTGGCGCGCCTGCGCCAGGCGGCTGCCGGTGCTTATTCTCAGGGGCCAGTTTCTGAACATTCAGAATCTGGACGTTCAGAATCCGAAGGTTCAGAAGCTGGACGTCCAGAATCTGAACGTCCGGAAAACCGTAAAAACGGCGCTTCTCAGGGTCCAGAATCTGGACACGATCCGTCAGTAACTTCAAAACAAGAACCATCAGATAAAAAACCTTCTCGTCAGGTTGTCGGGCAACCCGACGCTGAGCAGCTGATCACCGATAAAGCGATTGCTGTGCTGAAGCACCTGAATCTGGTCACCGGCGCGCGTTACCAGAACTCGAAATCCTCACTGGAGAACATCCGGGCCCGGCTGCGCGAAGGTCATTCGGTGGACGACCTGCAGCTCGTGGTCGACTACAAGCACGAGCACTGGCACGACACGGAAATGTACGACTACATGCGCCCGCAGACGCTGTTCGTCCCGGGCAAGCTTGAAGGCTATCTGCTGAGCGCCACCCGCTGGAAAGAGCGCGGACGCCCGTCCCGCCAGCAGTGGAAGCAGCGCAGTGTGCAGCGTGACGACAGCGCATTTAAAGCCAGCTATGCCGGTGTTGATTACAGCCAGGTCCCGGAGGGGTTCAGATCATGAAAAACGAGAAGCTGAAACACGAATTTTTCGAAGAGATGGCCTGCCAGCTTGAAAGGCAGAATCTGTGGCGCCGCGCCGCACATGTTTACCTGGCTGCATTCGATGCCTCGAAGAGTAACCGGGACCGCGAACGGCTGGCGAAGAAGCGCACCCAGTGCCTGAAGATGAGCAACCGCGTTGGTTATGTGGAAGGCCGTTGCTATCTGGCCGGTAACTATGTGGGGGAACTGTGATGCACCCGTTGAATGCTTACAGCCAGGCGCTGGCAGCGCTGCGCAGCAAACCGGCTCACGAACTTAAGGAAGTCGGCGATCAGTGGCGCACGCCGGACAATATTTTCTGGGGCATCAACGCCATGTTCGGCCCGCTCGTACTGGACCTGTTCTCTGATGGCGAGAACGCCAAATGTGAGGCTTATTACACCGCGGAAGATAACGCGCTGACGCAGGACTGGTCCGCGCGTCTGGCCGAGCTCAACGGCGCCGCGTTCGGCAACCCGCCGTACAGCCGGGCGTCCCGGCACGACGGGGAGTACATCACCGGCATGCGTTACATCATGCAGCACGCCAGCGAGATGCGGGAAAAAGGCGGGCGCTACGTATTCCTGATTAAAGCGGCCACCAGCGAGGTCTGGTGGCCGGAAGACGCGGATCACGTCGCCTTTATCCGTGGTCGTATCGGTTTCGATCTTCCGTCCTGGTTCGTCCCTAAAGACGAAAAGCAGATCCCGTCCGGCGCGTTTTTTGCCGGTGCCATTGTGGTATTCGATAAGACCTGGCGCGGCCCGGCAATGAGTTACATCAGCCGCAACGAGCTGGAAGCGCGCGGCGATGCATTTATTGCACAAATACGCCGTCAGGCTGAACGTCTGCTGATGAGTAACCGCCTGGAACCCGATGAGGATGAAACAGATCTGCATTCAGAAACTGAGCCGCAACTGCAGGCTGCTGAAACAGAGTTGCCACTGACAGCAGCCGACATCCTGGAACGAAGCGGCGTTGAGGCATGGGCCTGTGCATGCGCGGCGTTCGGCAGCAAAGAGGCGTATGCCTTCCATGAATCCCGCTTTGCTCACAGCTGGGCTGCCGATTCTGTGGAAAGCCCGATGCTGGTGACGGTGACCGCAGACGTCATTTCGCGCGCGCAGTCGCTGATTAAAGAGCACATCAACGGTGTGAAAATGCGGGCGTTCATGGCCCTCAATGATTTTGTCTTTCAGGACGATCCGGAGCGGAAAGACATGCACGAACGGCTCGCGACAGTCGCTCGCGAAGCTGAAGAGCAGCATGGTCTGGCGATGGATGAGTTTCTGCTGGTTGTCGGGTCAATTGACACCGCGCACTGGCGGAATATCCGACAGCTTCGGGCCTCAGTTCGTGAAATGGCCGGGGCGCGGGAGAAAGCGGCATGAATTCCACCTCTGCTTTGACCGCCCGCCAGCAGGAGGTGCTGAATATGCTCGCGGATTTCCAGAGACGAAACGGTTACCCGCCGACACAGAAAGAAGTGGCCCAGCTTATGGGAGCCGCTTCACCCAACGCTGCGACCGATATGCTGCGTAAGCTGGAAAAGAAAGGCGCCATATCGTTATCAAAGGGCCTCGCCCGCGGCATCACCATCAACGGCATCGCCAGAGAAGATGAGGCGGTTTCTCTGCTGCGTGCGATGGTAGAAGGTGAAGCCAAATCGCGCGATCGCGCGGTGGCTTTCCTGAAAGCGCGGGGTGCCATTGCATGAAGCTGACCCTGCCTTTTCCCCCGAGCGTTAACAGCTACTGGCGCGCCCCGACTAAGGGGCCGCTAAAAGGCCGTCACCTTGTCAGCGCCGACGGGCGCAAATATCAGAGCAATGCCGCAGCGGCAGTTGTTGAGCAACTGCGGCGCATACCCAGGCCTGTCACCAGCCTGCTGGCGGTGGAGGTGGTGCTTTACCCGCCTGACCGGAAACGCCGCGATCTGGATAACTACCTGAAGGCACTTTTCGATGCGCTGACGCTGGCCCATGTCTGGGAGGACGACAGCCAGGTGAAAAAGATGCTGGTGGAATGGGGCCCGGTAACCAGCAAAGGGAAGGTGGAAATCACGATCAGTAACTTTGTGGCGGGTGCAGCCGCCTGACAGATGGAGAAACGTATGAACCAGACACACCCGATTTCATTTTGCCCTAAGCATCATGCGGCGCTGGCAGGTCAGGAGCTTTTTATGTCCAGCCGGGAAATAGCCTCGCTTGTCGGTTCACGTCATACCGATGTGTGCACCGCCATTGAGCGGTTAATGAAGAAAAGCGTCATTGATGGGTATACGGCATTGCCGTACACCCACCCGCAGAACAGGCAGGAATACCACCACTACCTGGTTAACAAACGTGACAGCTATGTCATTGTGGCGCAGTTATGTCCGGAGTTTACCGCGCGCCTGGTTGATCGCTGGCAGGAACTGGAAAGCAGCCAGCAGCCGGGCGTGCCGCGGTCGCTGCCGGAGGCACTGCGCCTTGCTGCGGATCTGGCCGAACAAAAGGAAAGGCTGGCACAGGAACTCGCCGCCGCGGCGCCAAAGGTGGAGTTTGTGGATCGCTACTGCTCCGCCAGCGGTTCGCTCTCATTCCGTCAGGTGGCAAAGCTGTTAAAAGCCAAAGAGACGGATTTCCGCCTGTTCCTGATCGACAACGAGATTATGTACCGCCTCGGCGGGGTGCTGACGCCGCGCCACCAGCATATTGATGCCGGACGGTTCGAGGTGAAAACGGGCACATCCGCGACATCCAACCACGCGTTCAGCCAGGCGCGTTTCACAGCGAAGGGTATTAAGTGGATAGGTGGGCTGTGGGCTGAGCATGTAGCGAAGGGGAACGCAGCGTGAGAGCTCTGTTAACACCGGAAATAGCGCGCGGAATGGGTATCGTGCTGCTGCGCCCCGGCCCTGAACTGATGCCCATATTTGCAAACGGGCGCGTGCTGGTGGAGGTGCAGCCAGAAAGTATGGTGCGTTTCCCGAGCGGCGCGGTGCCGCCGGCGCACCAGCCCCTGGCCGATGACGAAGGACTGCAGGTCTTCTTTACTGATGAGCGGGTAATCCGGGCTGCGGGTGGTATCAATGGGCTGGAGCACTGGCTGATGAAGCAGCAGGGCGGCTGCCAGTGGCCGCACAGTGAGTACCATCACCATGAGCTGACCACGATGCGGCATGAGCCCGGCGCGCTGCGTCTGTGCTGGCACTGTGATAATCAGCTGGCCGGACATTTTACTGAGCGCCTGTCAGCAATTGCCCGTTCCAATGTGATAGCCTGGATTATCAGCGTCGCGCGAGGTGCCCTTGCCTTTGACGATACCCACGAGCTGACTCTGCCGGAGTTGTGCTGGTGGGCTGTCAGGATGGATATCACTGATGCGCTGCCGGACAGCGTGGCGCGCCGCGCGCTGCGCCTTCCGCCTTTGCCCGTGCAGGGCGTGTCGCGTGAAAGCGATATGGTTCCGGGACCGTCGGCAGCTGAAATAGTACAGACGAAAGCACAGCGTGCTGGTGCCGTGAAGACGCTAGTGAACTGCGACGAGCTGCAGGAACAACAGCCGCGGGTGGTTGCGCTGACCATCAACCCTGAGTCGCCTGAAAGTTACATGCTCCGGCCAAAGCGCCGCCGCTGGGAAAACGAGAAATACACCCGCTGGGTTAAGCAGCAGCCTTGCGCATGCTGCAACCAGCGTGCAGACGACCCCCACCACCTGATCGGCCACGGGCAGGGCGGGATGGGTACCAAAGCCCATGACCTTTTCGTGTTGCCTTTGTGCAGAAGGCATCACGACGAGCTCCATCGGGACACCGTGGCATTCGAAGAAAAATATGGCTCACAGCTGGAGCTGATTTTTCGTTTTTTAGACCGCGCGCTCGCGCTCGGCGTGCTGGCGTGAATTAAGTGGAGATAGCTATGTACGATATATATGAAGTGATGAATCGGTGGGGCGCCTGGGCTGCTTCAGAACATACTGGAGTAGATTGGCAACCTATCGCTGCGGGGTTCAAAGGATTATTACCGTATAGTAAAAAAGCAAGAATATGCTGTAATGATGATGAAGGGATAATGATTGATGGATGTGTCGCGCGTCTGCGTAAATATAAACCACATGAGCACGAGCTTATTGTTGCTCATTTCATATTAGGTATTTCTCTAAGGAAAATAGCGCGAAAACGAAAACACTCAGATGGAACAATTAGGAAAGAATTACAAATGGCGCTAGGGTTCATTGAGGGGATGCTATGTGTCCTAAAAAATCATTACTCACATACGGAGCTCTAAATAGTGCTTATGCCTAGATCACTAAGGATAAGATTTAGTTCTGAGATGTATCCAGGCAAAGGCCAACTAGCAAGCAGTTTATCGAGTTGAGAGTTGTTCGCTACCAGATAAACAAACAAAACTACAGGCTGGCAGAATAGGCCTATTCTGTCAGCTCTTTGTCGTATCTTGCGCTTTATAAAAGGTTTTTTCCCAATTAAGTGTCTTATCTCTGTGGCCGTTTCTTCAGTAAAATGGTCGCGGAAAGCATCAAGAACACACAAATTTGTATCCTCGTCAGCTCTTGAGTATCCATCACCCACTAATTCGTTATATATATTTTTAAGAGAATTTAAGAAATCGTTCCGCTTCAGATTGGTCTGGTGTAACAACTTCATCGTGACGCAAAAAAGATCGTCTGTAGTTTCCATTAGAGCCATACTACGAGCGATTTGTCTTTCTGCTGTTTTGGGAACAGGCCCTACAGGTTTATAAATATTGTCATGCACTAATTCAGCATATGCATGTTGTAATAAAGTCCTTATTTGAACTTCGCAGCATATACTTTTATCAATAACAACCCCTTCTAGCTCGAACGTATTTCTGGGGCGCACTTCATAATGCTTTGATTGATAATCAAAAATTTTAGGGTTAAGGTCTATTTC